TATTATTTAAGATGTCGTAGATAATTCCTTCGATGGTATTTTCGAATATGGGGTAGTAAACTAATACATTGTTCTTTTGACCGTATCTGTAGGCACGGTCTTCGGCTTGTGAGTGGTCTGATGGTAAGAATGATAGGTCATTCATAATAACGGCTTCAGCTGCGGTTAATGTTAAACCAACACCGGCAGCTTTGATGTTACCAACAAACACTTTAATTTTTTCATTGTCTTGGAATTGGTCAACCGAGTTTTGTCTTTCGTGTTTTGGTGTTGAACCATCGACTCTAACCGCAGTCTTTCCAAAGTGTTCACATATCTTAGATAGTGAGTCTGTGAAGTTACAGAATATGATAACCTTCTTTCCTTGCTCAATAATATTCTCCGCTAGTTCTATTGTTTGGGCAATCTTCTCATCGGCAATTACTTGTCGTATTTTGGTTAACTTGGTGAATTGAACTGTAAGTGATTTGGATTCGTCGGGGTTCTTGTCGTACCAATCATAATATTCACCCATAATCTCCTCGTATGCTTTGGATTTTAATCTAAGGTATACTGGTGTGATAATCTTATCAGGTAAATCTAAAACGTCTTCTTTCAATCGTCTTAAGGTAAGACCCGCAGTCCTGTCTCTTAACTCTTCAAGATTACTGGCTCCCGTAACATTCCATATCTTTCTACCACCAGCATTAAACTGATACCCACTACAATATCTGATGGCGTATGCCATCCAGTTTTTAGCAACAGGGGAATCAACCAAACTTAATAGGTTGAAGTAATCCATTGGTCTTGAGGTCATTGGTGTACCTGTTAACAACCAAAGTCTATCAACTTTCTTTACAAGGTCGTTGATTAATTTTGTTCTCTGTGCTTGACCGTTCTTAATATAGTGTGCCTCGTCAACGACCACCAAATCAAAATTGGAGTCAAGAATTTGCGATTCAGATTTCTTTTTAACATTGTGGAAATTTTTTATAATATCGTAATTTATAATAACGAAGTCGTGCTCTTGACTGAAGTTCTTTCCTTCCGAAATATAAACACTTCTGTCTGTGTAGTTCGCAATCTCTCTCTGCCAGTTTATTTTCAAACTCGCAGGACATATAATTAATATCTTTTTGGCACCACTCTCGAGAGCCGCTATAATAGTTGAGGTAGTTTTACCAAGACCCATATCATCGGCCAAGATATATTTCTTGTTCTCAACGAGCTTTTGGATTGATTCTTTTTGATGTGATAACGGAGGTCTGTGAGAATATTTTTCATAATTGATAACAACATCTTTTACTGTGTTATCTTTAATTACCGCGGCTTTGGGTAACCAAAAATCGTGAAGTTCTTCGTTCTCAAAAACTTTCCCCCAAATGTGAAACGCCTTTTCTTTATCTGCAAGTAATTTCTCAACCCAAACCTTTTCAGGTATTGTAGTGTATAATTTATCGTCAGCCAATCTCTGTGCAAAATAAGCGTCAAGTATCACCCACTTCTTAGCAACCTTAGGTGTTTTGTCGTGATTGTTTATAATGTATTCGGACTGACTTCTTGTTGGATAAAACTTTTTATTTAGTTGAGATTTTCTCTTAAGCTCAATGAGGTAGTTATTGGCACCGTCATAAGATTCCAATAGAGACATTGCTTTCGATTCTAAACTAATTTCCATATTCATTATACAATGTTGGTGTGAGTTCTTCCGTCATTCCAATAACTAATGTCACCGTACCATACAAAGACTTCCTCACCCGATTTTATATTTTTTATGGAATAAAATTCAAATGTATTGTTTTCAAGATTAGACCTCCACGCAGCGTTTGGGGTGCTACTGTGATTATAAAGTAATGCAAATCCTGTCGACACCACTTGTTTATCCCAAGGATTTCCTCCTTGAGGCCAATTAAACCTATAATCGATTAATATGTGACTAGTGTCACCAAATCTCATACCCATATCAATAACAGGACAGACTTCTAATATTTCTCCTTCATTGATGTCTTCGGATGCAAAAACGCCAAGTCCGTGAATTGGGCTACTCTCAACATAGATTTTGGTAGGTGGATTTATCCTCATAAAAAATTTTACTTTAAATATAGTTATAATTAAAGTATTTATCAATATGGAAAAATTAGTCCCTATTACTCGTTTAGGTAAGTTCTTCGGTGGAGAGGATTATACGTTGGATATTGGTATGGGTGAGGAGTGGTTGTTGGGTGATATGAACTTCACGATAATTCTTTATAGAGTTGATAGATACAAAACCAAAACGGATGATGTTTATGGTGAGGTGTTAGAAGACGGAATACAATTCTTGGCTCCTGTTGAGTTGAAAGGATTAGTTCAAATCATGGCACCACAACACAAACTTATTGGTAATTCAAAAGTTGAGTTACAAGAGCCTGGTAATATGAAGTTTTCAATATATCAAAAAACTCTTGAGGATTTAGGAATTGAAATATTCCAAGGGGATTATATCGGATATTATGAAACAGAAGACAGGGTTAGATATTATGTTGTGGCTGATGACGGATATGTTAGGTCAGACAATAAACACACTTATGGTGGATACAAACCGTTCTATAGAACAGTTATGGCTACTTTCGTAAGTGAAAATGAATTTAGAGGAATATAATGGCATTTCCAAAACAAGTTAAACCAACATTACCGTTAGTGCCCAAGAAGACTTTGTCTGCTCGTAGGGAACAGTTGTTGGAATATATTAATGAAGATGGAACTTATTTACCTAAATCAGTTTTACATGCTGACTTGGATAGGGGAATGTTAGATTTTGTTAAAGAAGATTTAAAAGTTGTTACCGCGGGAAAGATTGTCCCAATGGTTGATATTATAATAACAACACAAAACTGGACACAATATGTTGAGACCGCTTTGTTTGTTGATTTGGATTATAACCCATCTCCACCTTTTATCACAGTTGTTAGAAGTCCTGAAGTAAAGTATGGAACAAACCCATCACTTCAATATACAATACCAAACAGAAAACAATTTTATTATGCCTCGGTTCCAACATGGAATGGTAATGAACAAGGTATGGATATCTATACAATACCTCAACCTGTTCCTGTTGACATCAACTACAGTGTAAAAATTATTTGTAACAGAATGAGAGAGTTGAACCAACTTAACAAGATTGTAATGCAGAAGTTCTCATCAAGACAAGCATACACTTTTATTAAAGGTCAATATGTTCCAATCATTATGAATAATGTTTCAGATGAATCTCAAATGAGTTTGGAGTCAAGAAAGTATTATGTCCAAAGTTATGATTTCACAATGTTGGGGTATCTTATCGACGAAGAAGAGTTCCAAGTTAAGCCAGCGATTCAAAGGGTTACACAATTGTTTGAACTTGATACAAGAGTATTGAATAAAAAAAGAAATCAGTTTCCTGAAAACCCTGACGAGTTTGTTAATAACTTTTTATTTGTTACGGGTAACACAACATTGGTGGATGTAATCGATTACACCGCCAATATGACTTTAGTTGGAACCGAAAACATTACGAGTTATGATGTTTATATTAATAACGATTATTATGGTAGTGATGTTAATTTAATTCAAATCACAACCAACGATACTTTGAGAATACAAGTTGTAAAAAATGACAACACTATTGAGGCTAAAATTATCTTTGATAATAAATTAGTTTAGTCCTCACCATAGATATCTTTCTTCTCCTTACACTTTTCCATAATTAAATTTTCAACAAATTTATAAATCTTAATTCCACGTTTATCACAGTATTTTTTTAATACTTCGTGAGATTCAGGTGATATCTTTAAGTTCTTTATTTCTTTCTTTGTTTTCATAGGTAGAAAAAAGGCAGAATTAAATCATACCGTTTACAAATACATATCCAAAAGTCAAGTTTTTTGTGTTAGTAATGAATATTTATCATTAAAATAAATCTGCAATAGAATTAATTAATAATGGCAACAGCACAAGCAAACAAAAAGGTGTACGTTTCACCTGGTGTATACACTTCTGAAACGGACTTATCGTTCGTAGCCCAAAGCGTGGGTGTAACGACTTTAGGGGTAGTTGGGGAAACCTTAAAAGGTCCCGCTTTCGAACCGATTTTTATAACTAACTATGATGAGTTCCAAGCCTATTTCGGTGGTACAGAACCAGTGAAATTTGTGAACACACAAATTCCTAAGTATGAAGCTGCATATATCGCAAAATCTTACTTACAACAATCAAACCAATTATTCGTAACAAGAGTATTGGGTTTATCAGGATATGACGCAGGTCCATCTTGGAGTATTAGTGTAACTGCTAATGTTGACCCATTAACAATTGCATTTAATCCGTCATCTGCGGGTACAGTATTCACAGCTTCTTTTACAGGAAGTAATTCTGCAAATACGGTTACTGTTGATACATCAACTTTACCTGTTTCAATTCAACAAGATTATACGACACAATATAGATTAAGTGACGGAAGTACTTCTACTTATCAAGCGGATTTTAATACATACCTTAGTGGTATTTTTGATACTTCGGGTTCTTCAGGTAATACTTGTGTAGTTTACGGTTCAATACCATCTTCAGATTGGTCTTCGTTAACAGGAAGTTATCCTAATTTGAATAATGTATTTGATGTACCTGGTGATTGTGATTATGACTATAATGATTTAAGTTCTGGTTCTAATGACCCTTGGTATTATGCAACTTTCAATAATTATTCGGTAGACAACTATTCAGGTTATTCATTTAGTTATGTTGTAAGTGCATTATCTTCAGGGGCAACAAGTGATGAGTTTATTGGAACAATATCCGGTGAAATTTATACTTTCTCAGGATTTGCATACACTGAATTTAATAACATGGTTGTTGCAACTTTACGTTCAAGAGGAATCACTGAATACACAAACAACGCTTCTTCACCAAATCATGGTCCTATCTATCAAGTTACAGGTTTAACAGATTTACAATTAGTTACAAATGGTGCTTATTCAGGTGTTACTAAAGACCCTTATGGTACATTCTTAATTTCTGGTATTACTAAAGCGGATTTCAATACAGGAGAAAGAACAACTTTCCAACTTGAAACTTCATTAGCGGCTTCATCTTCAAAATATTTAACCAAAGTTTTAGGGGTTGATAATTTTGGAAAAGATAGATTTACTGTACCTGTGTTTGTTGAGGAGTCTTACCAAGCGTCTTTAAACATCGCATACCAAAAAGGTTACATCAGAGGATTAAATACTACTCTAATTGAACTTCCGGATGCTAGAAGTGAGGATAACACATCTATAGCATATAGTTTAGAAAGATATCAATCTCCTGAAACACCTTTCTTAGTTTCTGAATTAAGAGGTAATGAAGTTTATAATTTATTTAAATTCATCTCAATTTCTGATGGAGATGCTGCAAATATGGAGGTTAAAGTATCTATTGCAAATCTTTCTTTCAATAACATGTCTTTTGACGTGTTAGTTAGAAATTTCTACGATACTGATACTAACCCAGTGGTTATTGAAAAATTCACTAATTGTAATATGGACCCAGCATCTAACAACTTCATTGGTGTTAAGATTGGTACTTCTAATGGTGAATACGCATTACTTTCAAAATATATTATGGTTGAATTGTCACCAACGGCTCCTATAGATGCAATACCTTGTGGATTCCGTGGATACACTCAAAGAGAGTATGAAAACCTTTCTACATATCCTTCACCATATATTCAATATAAAACAAAATATTTTTACCCTGGTGAAACTATTACAAATCCTCCATTCGGTGGAGCTGCAAATACAACAGAATCTGCGGGAGATGTTGTTAGAAGAGCTTATTTAGGTTTTTCAACTCAATATGGTGTTGATGAAGCGTTTTTAACTTATAAAGGAAAACAAAATCCAAGTAATTGGATTTCAAGTCCTACACAAGAAGCTGTTCCTTGGAATGTACAAAGTAAAGGATTCCATATGGATTCAGGTGCTACGGTTGTTACAATCGCTAATACTTTTCAAACAAGTGGTGAAACAGCGTTTGAGTGTGGAACTGCTGACTTTAGATTTGACCCAGAATCTCAAGAGAACCCTTACTATTTTATCTACGCTAGAAAATACACAGTATGTTTTGCGGGCGGATTCGATGGTTGGGATATCTACAGACAATGGAGAACTAATGAAGATAGATTCCAATTAGGAGCATCAGGATTTTTAGCAGGAGCATATCCTTCTTCAAGATATCCAAACGCAACTGGTGAGGGGTTATTTAAAAGAATTACTGTACAAAACAATACTTCAGACTTTGGTAATACTGACTACTACGCTTACTTACTTGGTATTCTTACATTCTCAAACCCTGAATCTACAAATATCAACGTATTTGCAACTGCAAGTATCGATTACATAAATAACTCAAACCTTTGTGAAGACGCGATTAACATGGTTCAATTTTCAAGAGCTGACTCGGTTTATATTGTAACAACTCCTGACTATAGAATGTATACACCAGACGGAACAAGTCAGTTTGATGTTATCTACTCTCAAGAAGCGGTTGATAACTTAGATAATACAGGAATTGATTCCAACTATACAGCAACTTACTATCCTTGGATATTAACAAGAGACACAGTTAACAACACACAAATATACTTACCAGCAACTGGTGAGGTTTGTAGAAACTTAGCTTTAACCGATAACATTGCATTCCCTTGGTTCGCATCAGCGGGTTACACAAGAGGTCTTGTAAACTCAATAAAAGCTAGACAAAAACTAACTCAAGAAGATAGAGATACATTGTATCAAGGTAGAATCAACCCTATCGCTACGTTCTCTGATGTTGGAACAGTAATTTGGGGTAACAAAACTTTACAAGTTGCTGACACAGCTCTTAACAGATTGAATGTTAGAAGATTGTTGTTACAAGCTCGTAAGTTGATTTCAGCGGTAGCTGTAAGATTATTGTTCGAACAAAACGACCAAATCGTTAGACAACAATTCTTAGACAGTGTTAACCCAATCTTAGATTCTATCAGAAGAGACAGAGGTTTATACGATTTCCGTGTAACAGTTTCATCTTCTCCTGAAGACTTAGATAGAAATACACTTACAGGTAAGATTTACTTAAAACCTACGAAGGCTTTAGAATTCATCGACATTGAATTCTTCATCACTCCAACAGGAGCTTCGTTTGAAAATATCTAATAAAAAAAATGGGGGAGTTTATCTCCCCCTTTTAGCCAATATGAGAAGAATACTAGAAGGATTTAGAGCAGAGCATACACCAGATATGAAATATTATGCATTCGATTGGGATGATAATATTGTTCATATGCCGACTAAAATAGTTTTGAAGACTGAAGACGGTGATGAGGTTGGGATGAGTACTGACGATTTTGCGGAATATAGACATAACATTGGGAAAAAACCGTTTAATTATAAGGGTGAGACGGTTGTTGATTTTGCTGATGATGCTTTTAGAAACTTTAGAACTTCGGGTGACAAAGACTTTTTAATAGATGCAATGACCGCTAAAAAAGGTCCCGCGTTTAACGACTTTAAAGAGGCGATTAATAACGGTTCGGTTTTTTCAATAATCACTGCGAGAGGTCACAACCCAAACACGTTAAAAGAAGCAGTTTACAATTATATCATCAACGGATTTGGTGGTATTGATAAAGACCAACTAGTTAAGAATCTTAAAAAATATAGAACATTTTCTGATGAAGATGACATGTCTGATGATGATTTAATAAGGTCTTATTTAGAACTTAACAGATATCACCCCGTATCGTTTGGAAATGATGGAAGTGCTGCAAGTCCTGAAGAATTAAAGGTAATGGCTATGGACGAATTTGTGGACTATGTAAAAGGATTAGCTGCGTTACTTAATAAAAAGGCATTCCTAAAAAGAGATATTGCTAATAAATTCATACCAGAACAACCTAAAATAGGTTTTTCAGATGATGATTTAAAGAATGTAGAAAAGATAAGTAAACATTTTAAAGATAAACCAGATAATATAGTAAAAACTTATTCTACTGCTGGAGGAATTAAGAAGGAATATAAATAATGAATATTAATTTCTAACCACAAAGTAAATAGAAATATTTTTGATAAGACTATATTTATAAGATATAAAATAAAAAAAACAAAATTATAATAACATGGCTGATTTACTAATGAAAATGCCGATTCCTTACGAACCGAAACGTCAGAACCGATTCATCTTGAGGTTTCCTTCAAGCTTGGGAATAAATGAGTGGTTCGTTGAAAGTACGAAAAGACCATCCATCAAAATTGCTTCAACAGAAATACAATTTTTAAATACATCAACATACGTTGCAGGTAGATTCAACTGGGATGAAATGACGGTTAAGTTTAGAGACCCAATTGGTCCTTCAGCTTCACAAGCTCTTATGGAGTGGGTTCGTTTACACGCTGAATCAGTAACAGGTCGTATGGGATATGCTGCGGGTTATAAGAAAGATATTGACTTGGAGATGTTAGACCCGACAGGTGTTGTTGTTGAAAAGTGGATTCTTTATGGAACCTTCTTAACAAGTGTGGACTTCGGTTCTTTAGGATATTCAACAGACGCATTAGCTGATATTACGGCTAGTCTTCGTCCTGACCGTTGTGTGTTAGTATACTAATACTATTTATAAAAAATCAATACAAACTATATTTAACCGTAAAGACATAAACTTTACGGTTATTTTTTTTATATGGACAATCAAACATCAAATTACGCACAACAGAACTTTACACTACCGCATGACGTAGTGCCTCTACCATCTCAAGGTACATTTTATAAAAACAAAAAGAAATCTGTTAAGGTAGGTTATCTTACAGCTTCCGATGAAAACATTCTTTTATCTGGTGGTGAAGATATTACAACTAATTTAATTAGAACCAAATTATATGAACCAGATATTAGAGTTGAAGATTTGTTAGAGGGTGACGTCGAAGCAATCCTTGTGTTTTTAAGAAACACTTCGTTTGGACCGGAAATGACCCTCAACGTTACT